TTTTTTTTCGTGTGCGCGTAGTAATATAGCTTTTTTAAAATCAACGTGAAAAAGAGTCATTATTTCGTCCTAATTCCACGCAACCCTACCATAATCATCTAAGTATTCGTGATCTGTACTCGGATATTCATCTTGTGTAATCGGACTCCATGTTGCTTTCTTCCATATATCTCTATATTTCCGACCATCTTTACGTGGGTATAAATGAGCATCATAGCTAGCTTTTGTCCCTACTATTTTATTTTTCGGAACTATTACCGCATTTTCAACAAACTCAATTGGCAACTTATACCGCTCAATATACTTTTTAATCAGTTCAGTTCTCATCTTAGGACCATGTTTTATCCCATCCCCTTTATGAGTATCTGTCAGTATCTTATTCAATAATCCATTAGTAATAAATGTAAATCCAGGGTCGGTCATTAACGCAATTGCAGTTGATAACCAAAACGGCTGTTGTTTTTCAAAAAACTTATCGTATGCACGTGGACGAAATGCTTTCACTTTACTCTTATCTATATCCCTCTTTGACATGTGATTCAACCATCTTCCCACTTCTTCCGGCGAGGACAATATCTCTTCACCTTTAGTTTCTACCCAATGTCTTGCTTCATCTTCGGTCATATCTATATCTTCTTTCTCTTTCATATACCGCACAACTGTCTTATAAATTGTAGTTTCGGAGCTAAAAACACAGAATCTTTTGTCTGATTCGGTACCAGATAACCGAACCGGACCATTTATATCATTAGAAAATATTAACAACAAGGCAATATTTTTCACTTGAAATGGAGATTGGTACTTCTCTTCGACCTTAATATATGGACTACCACAAAATTGTTTTAGTGCTTCGTGGTTTGTTTTTTCTATAGCTGCTTCATTTATACAAATTATTGCTTTACCCGGCACCAATGAGTTGAACTGGCCAACTAAACTAGCCATGCTTAAATTATCTGCAACATTTCCACTGAATAATACCATGCATACACAACCGGACAACAACCCTTTCCCGGTACGTCCTAAGTCGGAACATGCTATATGCGGTATCATAATATTGGATGGTTCGGTGTATTTCCAATAAATTAAGTTTTCTAGTTGCTCTTTACAGCCCGGATCATTTAACTCTCCCGAAACTGATTCGAATTCCGCATCAAAAAACCAATGATAATCTGAATCAGTTGGGTGCATTTCACAAAATTTAGTGTGTAAAATGTTCAGTTCCATTGGACCAGGAGGATCATAAGTCATTGTTAACGTATTATACAGCCGCGGAATGTTTTGCATTTTAGTGCGGAACTCTTCAAACGCACTAAAAATAGTACCGTCCGGAGATCTACACGTAAATCTTAGTTGTGCAAATCGATTCAGCAACGTTTGTTGGTCAAGCGAAGTCCATGGGTATCTACCATAGGAGTCTGCTATTACTTCTTGTAACATCCACACTGATTTTCTAGCACCGGATTGCCATATATTCTGCGCCGAAATCAACGTATCGATTCCGGTTGTGCTATCAATCATTTTTTGTTCTTTAACTTCAATACGTGCTTGTTTCTCTTTCTCTATTTTTTCTTGCTTATCTAGCTGTGCTTGGAGCTTATCTGCTTTTAACTTAGCTCTAGCTAGTTTTTCTTGCGCTTTCTCATCCGCTTTTCTCTTTCTCTCAGTTAATCTACTGATTTGTCGTTCAAGTTGCTTAAACGACGGATCCGAATTTGGATGTTCTAATTGGGTTTTTAGAATTTCTTTCAATGCATTCAAAGTTTCTAGATCTTGTTGTTCCTCGTATGTTAAATCTCCATAAATTTTAATCTTTGCCATTTATTGTTGCCTCCAGTGATTTTACTTCTGCCTTAGCAGCTTCTAATTTCTGCTTAAGGGCTTGCATTTTAGGACTTAAAGTGGGTATCCCAAACTTACTTGTTCCGTTATGCTGTTTAATAAATTCTTCTCTTGTTTCTTTTTTCGCTTCGTTGCCAGGCCATGTGTCCCACGCACCTGCTCTGCATTTCGGATCAACAAGCGAACTATTTGGTGCCATTATTTGCTGGCAAATATAATCGTACTCTTGAAAATTCATTTTAGCACTTTTGCAAATTGAAACTAATGTTAACACATGATGCTTTGTACCTGTCCCATTATAGTGCAGCCCCGAACATGTAATCAAACTTTCATACATCTTTTTTTTGTACTCTGCCCAATCGAAATCTGTAGTAAAAGTTGGTGCTCGAACTGGTGCTCGTGGGGGAGGAGGTGGTGCATCCTCGAACATATCTATATCGATAAATTGCCCTTTGTTCCAATGCGATCTTGCATGCAATGCATTTGGCGCACTGTGAAAGTAAAATGAGTGCGACATTGTGAAACTTGCATTGTCTACATTAGGGAATGTTTCTTTAATTGAATCAATTTTTCTTATTACTACATCTTTCGGTGCTGCTTTACTAAACGGAATTACTACTCGAAACTTATGAGTTTCTGGTGTATGGCGAAATGAGGTGTAGAGAATAAATTCTAACTCTCCCAATTCGGCAATTGCATCCTCAATTGTCTTGTCTCCGTCGTAATCCAAAACTATAGCCCATAAATGTGTTGCATTTTCCTTACAGCGGCGTATAGTATTCGGAATAAGAACAAACTCGCCCGTTTTTCGACCGTCTTTATATAGATTTCTATGACCTTCCTCTCCATTTCTATCCATATCCCAAAAACAGAACAAGGGCATATGTTCTTTATCATCGATAATAGTTAGGTGTAGCAACATAGAAGCTATATTTTCCCAGCTAGTATCTATGATTTGGTCTTTGGTAGTATATGCACCTTTTGTTTGTACAAATGTTGTTAATATCATATTCCTCTCTTGTATATTTACGGTATCCAATATATAGTAGCTGGGTTAGCTGACAAAGTGGTCCTTTGTTTCTTAGTAGATGATAAAGCACCTAAACTTACTAAGTAATTTAAGAATAGCCATTGTTCTGTTGCGGCCCACTTTTTATAGAAAGATGGTCCTCTAAGATTTAAGTCAGATTTCGATAATTCCAGATCGGGAGTAAATCGGCCTAACATTAATTTTATATCTGTCGAACTATAGTTATGGGTGATGCTAGTATTTGTGGTAACGCTAATACCATTTATACTAGCAGTAACCTGCGTTTGAGTTACTACTTGCGCCATAACCGGAATACTTACCGTGCCGCCAAATGTTAAATCGAATAAATCTGCCATTGTTGGGTGTATAGGTTTTGCTTTGCTCATGATTGTACCGTTTTAGTTTTGACCCTAACTAGTGCCAACGTAGTATAAGGTGAAATTGTTAGTGTTGCGCCATTTTTAGTGGCCCATTTTAGATCATACTTCTTCTGTAAAGCTTTTTTTGTGGTATTCTTCATATCTCCATCCGTATTGTCCAAGTAAAAATTGTGCTGCTTTTAATTTAAGGGTTTCTATTTGCTGGTGCGGTAAAAATAACTCAGTATGAAAATACTCAGATAGTTTTTCGATAATAAATTTCTGAACATACATAAGTTCAATGGTAATTTTATTCCGTAATTGCTCGTCTTGTTTTAGGGCGCGCATTATCATATCGTCTTTGTCATCCGGATATTCATACCAGTTGTCGGGAAGCCCGTGCAGTCTAGTGGGTTGTGTAAACTTCCATTTAACTTGTTTAAAAATATCACTTACTGCTGATTTGTGAAACTGATCTACTGTCCACCCCCACGAATCAAGAACATCGTCATAATGCGGATAAAGTAATGATTTTAGACTTATGCTTGGATACGGGCGGAAGACCGAGTACAGTGGAGATATTATTTTTTTCTGAAACCCGCGATCAACACTACAAATTGATCGTAATATATCCATATCAGGGGTTATAGATCGATGATAGGATAGTGCTGGGTGGTTCGAACTACAAAGCAACGGACGTTCCCCGCGTGTTTTTTTTTCGTTTATCCATTGATTTAACAAAACCAGAAATTCGGGAAGTTGTTGGTTCGCTAACTCTTTCAGTGTTTTTACATTCATAGGTTCTCCTTTAGTTGATAGTTTGTTCAGAACTAGGGCGTGTTAGGTAAAAAGTGTTAGATCACTGAGTATGGTAAGATGGTTCGGTCTTTTTCAACTGGTTGTACATCCAATACTGCATCAAAGCGGGCATTTTCTTGTCCGCGAACAAATGCATGATCGAATGCATTAGCATATCCAGCTAGTTCGGAATTAATAAGTACAAGATTTCGTGCTAATTGGTAGGCATCTTCGAAGATTTCTTCTATGTCTATTTCAAATTCTGCATAATTGGGATATATTTCTATATATTCGGCCATATACCCGGTTGCAAACTTAGCTGTGTAAATATCGATTTGGTCTTCGGTTAACGGAACGGATTTTGGTTTTGCTGTGGATTTAGAGTGGGAATTAGATAGGGATTTCATTGATTGTCCTTAATTAAGTGGAGTACTTCTTCCTGAAATACAAGTAGTGCGGTGTTGTTTTAAGCAAGTATACAGCGAAAATCTGCAGGTTCACAAGTCGGCTGTCTTGCTAAGACGTAGTATTTTCACGTTCTGCAAACAAGTTATAAAAGTTCATTGACCACTTTTTTATTTTTGAAATAGTGATCAATGAAAAGATTATTTTTTTCTTCACGTGCGTAGTAATATAAAGTCTTTTAAAAATATATTTCCGAAACATTTTAACTTGGAGGATATTTTTCAAATTGCGAGATTTTAATCTCAATAAAAGTCGTTCTTGGATCTAACCCTTTTCTCTGAACTTGTTTTTGGTATACAATTAGTTCATCACCAATATACCCGAACTCGTTATTGTTTAGTGCCGCTACAAGTTCATCTAATCTATCTAGTGCATCTGCTTCTGAATTATAATGTGTCATCTCGGTTACCTTTAGTGGTTAATGGCTTCGTTTGGTAAATCTTTGTCTATTTCTAATAATGTTTCTAGTGTTCGGACTTGATCGTTTTCCTTGAACTTTATAATTGCTTCACTAACAGCTTCTTCGATGTGTTGTAAATTATCTTTTCTGTGTTTTGTCGATAAGAAGCCCTCCTCTTCCGCTTTTATAACTATTTCTCTTATACATTTCTTATATTTGGCTCTTGAAACTTCCATATCCGATAATTCGAACTGAAGTATTTGTGTTTGATCCTTACTGTAAATGCTAAATGTCATCTTCCTAGGCATTTTAATCTCCTTTTTAAACACGCTCTAATAGCTTGATTTTATGCTGTGATTCAATTAATTTTTCCATCATTTTAACTAAGTGATCCTTAATTTCCTTATCTTTCATTTTAATCTCCTTTAGTAGCCAGAACTATCGTAGCGGTCATTGTCGTACTCTCGTTCCATGTAGTCTTCCTTGTGCAGTTCGTGGTATTCGATTTCATCAATTTCTGGTTTAATATACTCAACCAACTTATCCGCTTTTTGTTTAGTTCCTTCTGTTGTTTTTCAAGTGAATCCTTCCTTGTTTTACTCATAGTAGTTTTCTCTCTTCCTCTTCTTTTAGTTTTGTAAGTTCGGATTCTAATTTTTTATATTCATCGCGTAAATGTATTGCGTAATCGGTTGATATTTCTATCATTTGTAGTCTGCCCCTACAATTCGCAGTCAATCTATCGTGTTCGGGTACATCTTCAAATATTCTAGTAAGTAATTTCTCCCTTTCTTTATCGTGCGGTTCGTATAATTTTAGTAGTTCGAGCCTGCTTCGATTTATTTCAACGAGCCTACATAGTTTTTCGGCATCTTCTCCTCCTAACTCGACAAATTTATTAAAGTTGTTTTTAGCAGTTCTTATTTCGGCTCGTAATTCCTCTAACTCCCTAACTATTTCTTCTTTGGTCATTACTATTTCCTTTTAATATTGAGTCTATCCATTATTGCTTGTAATGCGGGCGATATTGTTTTTAAGTTAAGATCATCTATAAACACAGCGGGCTCCGTATTATGCGGCTTTTTGATCTTACTATTCAAGATTTCCGCTTTCTTTCTTGCTTTTTCTTCCTTAATAATTCGTTCTCTTTCAGACAAGAACTCTTTTGCACTTGTAAAGCGCATTTCTTTTCCTTTCATGTACAACATTGCATCTCGTTCCGCTTGTTGTTTAGCGGAACCGGCCATCATGTTCTGTAATTCTACGCCGTTTATAATAAAATTATAGATCCAAAACTGCTCATAGTTCTTAGTATCTGGACCTACTTCCTCTAATAAGACCATTTCCCATGGCTTACCATTTAAATTGCGTATGTATTGATACTTGGCCTCTGTTCCGGTTTTACTTGCATACTGGTGTTCTTTTAAGCGGCGAGCCATATTAGAGGTACGACCAACATAAAATGGTTGACGGCCCGGTTCAGAGAGATAATAGATGTAATCAACCATTGTAATCTCCTTGTTTTCCGTATAACAGTGAGTGAATTTCGATATCGAATTCCGATAACCACCACCCATTTTCAATTATAAATGTTGGATCAATAAACATATAATCCATAGCGGGAGGTAAGTTTGCAGTTTGTAATGCAAACCATCTCTTCTCAAATGCTAATTGGTTTCTTGCTTTTTGTAGTAGTTCGAGGGCGCTGGGGCGCTTTAGTTTGCGAAACAGTTGATCTTCGGCTGTCTCTTCTCCGAATGCCATACAATTAACTCCTTTTAATTTATGTAGCAATAATAGCACGGCGCGAACTGGTACGCAAAGGAACTAGATGTGAAATTATTGTTTAGTATTTACAATAAATTGCTCAAAAACCGCTTGTAATGGCCGCAAAAAAGCCCGCTTTGTGGGCGGGCCAAATGGAAACGATAAATTTCAGGAGACTTTCAATTAAAGATAAAACATTCAACTAATTGGTGCAACAAGACAACTCAACTTGGCTGAGTAAGATAAATTAGGAGTATATATGACTGGTTGAGTCAAATTGTCTAGTTGCAATATTATTTAGCATTTAGAAAAATATTATTTGGCTTTGCTCGTTACACTTTGTCTCGCCTAACAGCGGCCACTTTTCCGTCTTACAGCATTAAAATTTCGCTTAATTTGGTGCAAATAAATACCTATATGACGCACTTGCTATATTGATGCTATATTGGGAGATTTGTATGAAAACCGCTAGCGAAATTGAAGCTCTAATTGCACAATACTATGACCATAAGACCGGTAATTACAAATGGTCGCTACAACTTATTACCATTTATGTAAAAGAGAGAAAGGTCATACCCGCACCATTATTATTAACAGACCCGAAACTACTATTGTTTATACAGCGGACAATATGAGCTTATTGCGGGTGTAGTTTGCTCGTAGGGCTATAACTGCTATAATAAGCACATACAAACAAGCAACTAAACGAGTTATTAAGTGGGGTGGTTTATGTTTTGGTTAATCTTGTCAGTAATTTTATTTGTTGCAGCACTTCTTAGTTTTCAGATATGGCTTGCTATTCCGTTGGGATGGTGTGTTTATTATAACTGGGAAAAAGAAATCACTCCACATAAAAAGCCACAATAACACAGAAGATGCAAAAGCCCCTAGGATGGGGCTTTTTTAAGCAGATTACGGATCACCTCCTGTAACATATTGCTATACAAGTATTTATGAACGACAATAATAAAACAGAAGTATCGGAAGTACCGGAACACGAAAGAGATCCAGAACCAGCTTATCCGCTTTCAGATGAGGAAGAAGAGAAAGCTGAAAAGGATCTATATTATAGATTTCCTATGTGAGGAATTAAGGACTATGGATGATTATAATAGTGTTCGAGTGATAACAGGACAAATTTATAGTTCTACATTTGAACACGCATTTACTAGCCTCGAATCAAACACAGCCAACGCAATAGTTAGACATATGCACGGGCCAAGATGCGATGGCGATTTTATTGCAGTTGCGTTAGAAAAATATATAAAATTACTAAGCCCGCACCCGTAGTATTACTTTAGTGCTAACCGCGCTGTAAACGCATTGTAGAGCGTTATACAGCGCTTATAATACAGCATTTAGGTCTTAATAATATATTGTACAATAACGTTCTTAGGTCTTGTTTCAGTACCCGGGTGATTTGCTGGAGCTGGTATCTGACTTATTGTCGATGTTACCATTAAGAATGTATTCTTTTTATCCCCATCTTCACCAATAGTAGTCCATTGCGCGTGTCCTGGTGATCCAGTATACAGTGGATTATATAGGCTAAGTCCATCATTATAAGTTTCATCTGCTGGAACATAACTTACGTGGTCATGTGCAAAGAAATCGTCTGCTTGGCTACTACCAGTGGCCGCATTAAATACTCTACCCGGATCCCTACCAGCACCACTATCGATACCTCTTTGGAAGCGACCGCGGAAGTCTGGTAAGTTAAATGTAGTTGTGCTATCGCCCAGACCATAATTAGTACCAATTATAGCAAACAAATCCGCATAAGTTGTGCGTGAAACTGGTGCCCCATCACATAATAAGTAGCCAGCAGGTGCTGTTGCTGCTCCATATGAGAAGATAGAACCCGGTTCGATTTTGAATGTCGATAGTGCTGCATCAAGTTGTGCAGTCACAGCAGCTTGAATTGCAGTAATTGCAGTATCAACATATTGTTTAGTTGCAGCCATTAAGCTACTAGTGGGGTTGCCATTTAAGACCAGTTGACCGAGCATGGTATCGCCTGCAACATTAACTGGTACATAGCCAAGTGCAGTAATAACATCTGACTGCGAAATACTAAGTCCAGTAATAATACCGCCTATATCATTCCACTCTTCTAATACAGTCGAAGCGAAATCAGTTAAACGGAACTTAACTAATGTACTGGCTGTGATCCATATCTCAGTTTGTAGTCTACCACTGGAATCCAACACAAGTGGATTTGTGTTTAAGACAGAGCCAGCTGCATTACTCCACGTATTAACTGGTGTAGTAGTACCGGAAATATACACATAGATAAGACCGCCTGCTAGTGGATTGCCTTCGTTATCGAAAAATTGTTGTCCATTTAGGATACTTGCTAATTGTACGGCCATATTAATTCCTTTGTTTTGCAATTAACATATCGATTTGTTGTAATAATCGTTGTTTTGCAGTTAATGGGTTAGATGATTGTTTTGCTTCTGAAGTTGCTAGAGGTAATGTAGCATCAACAGGTGAATGATATCCTGGTAATTCTCGATATGGCCTTTTAAATAACTGATCAACTGCGCGATTATCAATAGAATGTTTTGCTGCTTTAATTGCCGCAGGACCAAAAACCCCTGTTGCTGCAAGTGCGCCACTAACTAATGGATGACCGCCTAAAAAATGAGAGACTGCCGCAGCCGGCAACCCTCTAGTTGCGGCTCCTGTATATCCGCCCTCACTAAGATTCTCTTTTACTTTCGTAAAATATCCAGGTGTAGAAGCAGTTAATGCATCTTGAGCCTCTACTGCACCTCTCATTAGTTCGGATTCGGTCATTTCTGGTGTGCGAAATTTCGGATGTGTTCCGGAATAATCCGGTGCGTCGCGATATGTACTAATTTCTTTACGCAACTTAGCAAGTGCAGGACCTTGATCGCCTTTTGGCAACTCACTTATAAAGCGTAATTGTTCGGCAATCATGCCTTCGCCGGTATAATTACCTGCTGGGTCAACATCATCGGGGTGTGCTTTTTCAAAGCGGCGAGCACCACGTTCGGCCATTATTACATCACCTGCAGTTTTACCTGCCTCTTTTAGTCCGCGAGCAGCTCTACCTACTGGGAAAATGCCAAGTAGATCTGCTGGCAAGTCCTCGACTGAAGCTCTTACATCCGGATATTTCTCTGCATCGACACCGATAGTATCAGCTAAACTTCTACCGCTGCTCTTAAGTTTCTCACCAATTGGTGCAAGAAAGTGTCCTACTTCGCCACTAATTCGTTGACCATGTTCGGTTCTCGGCATAAATGTGCCAGCTTGCTGGATTCTAGTCCTATCTGCCTTAATGTCTCTGTCTTCCGGTACTGTATTAAACAAGTCCTTAGTAATATCGCCAAATGCATAATCGTAACCGCGACCAAGTCCTTCAATTGCCTGCCTACCGCCCGAATATAGCAACGAGCCCAAATCAGAAGCAGCACCAGTGCCCATTTGTGCAGCAACTTCTCCAAGTCCATATGCTAATTTTGGGTAATCAGATAGCTTAGTGGATTCTACTTCCTTAGTTACTGGTTTAAATCCAAGTTGAACTGCCTTACGGAGATTTGAAATATCAGTAAGTTCTTCGCCCTCATAGTCAGGATGTACAGAAACACCATAAAACCCAAGCTTTTTGGCTTTGTTTAAGTCTTCTTCATCTACCCATTCGTCTGTTACGTATTCTTTCGGGTCTAAATGTGGATTTCTAACTAGATATTTCATTTGTTTTCCTTATGGGCGATAAAATATTCCGTCCTTATCTTCGAAACGTTTCTTTGGTGTTGCTACTGGCGTTGGCTCTTTCTTGTTCGGGTTATTGGGCGGCGGAACTTGATTTGTAGTTTCTGCAGTGGATCTTTTTTGTGCACGTTTAACGTTTGCTTCAGTAGTAGCTGCCAAACTTTCAAGTGCTGTTAATACTGCTTCTGGCCCAGTAGTTAAATCTAAAGTAACTCCGTGCTGCTCAGCTAAAACATCAAGTACTTGTTTTCCGCCTAGATACTTTTCGTCATTCCAAAATCTCTGCCATTGTTCTTGATTGAAATTCTTAAAAATAGTCGGGCTTGCTCTTACTGTACCGACTAACTCTTTTATTGCCGAAATTGCATGAGAAATTGCTTCTAATTTAGTGCCTTCAGTCGACACAACATCACGTTGTTGTTTTCCTTCTTCCGGGGTAATGTAACGACTATCAAGTGATTTCTCTCTTGCAGTCTTAAATGTTTGGTTATTTTGAATATAAGCTGCCGACTTACCTTGATATACTTCTGGTGGTAGATGATAACCGCGTGCTTCTTCTTGCACTTGTTTAGAAATACTACTACCTGGATCGCGTTCCGCTGCTGTAGTTGAAGCTTCATATTGACCAGTTGTAGTTCTTGCAACTGTTTCTGCAGTACTTGCTTCAGTAGATTTAATGCCGGCTTGTTCGGCAGCAGGTAATGTACCAATTTGATTAGCTGCAATAAATGAATTTGCTTTGTCGTGATTAAAAGTACCATCCTCATCAAAGTAATTTAACGGATCGATATTGGCGCCAAAGTGATTTCGATAACTCGGAATAGCTCGTCTAGCTCCTTCTTCTCTTCGTTCCGGCGGTAAGGCATTCAAATATCCAGCAAATGATTGATTTGCCTTATTCTGAAACTCGAGAGCACTACCAGAGCTTTTCAAATATGCATCCGTTACTTGTGCAGCTAGGTCAGGATAGCCTTGCGAAGCTAATTCTGGTGCTAGTGCTCCATAGTTAATGGTCTTAGTTCCGTCTGCATTAACAATGGTATGCTTCTTAGTTGCTTCGTTGAGCAATTTATAGCCGGCAATTTCTCGCTCGTGCTTCTGGGCATGAGCTACTTCTTGCCTCATTTCGGCATGTTGGGCTGGTAATGCACGCATCTGACCCGGCAGCGCATTAACATTATTGATGCCTTGTTGTATAATTCCTAGATCAATTGCCATATTAGTCCTTATTGATATTTAAATGCAAAACCGCCACCTGGGTCGGATCTACCTGTACCACTTAAAGCTCCACTAGCGGACGGTACACCTGCATAGGCGTTATAATTTTGTGGCAATTGATTATTCATTTGCCCCCATTGATAAGACTGTACGCCTTGTCCTAAGGCGTTTACTCCACCAAGAACTCCTTGTATGCCAGCAGTTGTGCCAGTTGTGTAGTAATCGGAAGCTCTTTGTGCACCACCAATTGTATTTGCACCTATTTGATTAGCTACATTAGTACCAACTCCGCCCATTGCATTAGCTGCATTTTGACCAGTATTGGCCAGACCAGATAATCTGTTGTACAAGTTAGTTTGATTAATATTAAATCTATCAAATGCAGCTTGATATTCTTGTGATGCAGCACCTTGACCATAATTGGTGATGTCTTTTAGGCCTTGACCAGTTAGCAAGCCACCTCTAGCAGCGGCACTAGATTCAAGTTGTTTACGCCCTTGATCAAGTCTAAACTGATAAGAAGGATCGGTGTAAATATCACTAGGCTCGAATGTCTTATTAAGCTGTCCACGAAATTGGCTACCTGCTTGATTAAGCGCAGTACCGCCTGGGCCATATTCATCTCCTGCACCTTCGTCGTACGTAGGAGCAAGACCAAGTGCACCAGCTAATGCTTGTTGGCCGAGAGCACCCGATTGCAGGTATGGCTGTTGGCTGCGTAAGTTATTGCCATACATCTCCCGCTGCAACTCATTTGCTTCGCGAGAGGCAGTTAGTTGTGCATCACCGGCTTTGCCAGCTGCCTTTGCAGCTTTATTGCCTGCATATACATTGGCACCAGCGCCTAATACTGCTGAACCAACGCCCACCCATACCATTGACATATGAAATCCCTCTTAAAATAATTCTAGTTGTCCGTTGTGGACGATTAGTCGTTGTTGTGTATTTATAAAATTATCGTAGTCCTCAAATGTTTCGAATGAGAACTCATCTACAATTTTATCTATATTTGTTTCTTCTGTGCAGTGAAATGTCATCCAATGCGTTTCTTCGTGCGTGTAAAGTAAGCGCTTACTACCCGGACTTGAAATAAATGTAGCCGGTGCTGCATAAGTTACTCTAGTATCGTGAGTAATAACCGAAACTACTCCCTTTGTAATTACATTTATACAGGCGTGTTTGTGTATTCGCCCAGTCATCATTGTATCGGCAGGTATCAATATCTTACGTCCATACACGCCCTGTGCAAAATAATGTTCAAGCGGATAATCAGCAATACCCATTTTATCTGGCTCGCCCATTAGTGCTTTCTCAACTTGTAATATTTGCTCACGAGAAGCACCTACTTGTGGATTAGCTAATGGGTTTTCTCTGAATACTAAGTCTAAACTGCCCATTAATTAGTTCCTTTTTCCACATCTAGATATGCACCTAACATAGCGCATTGCACTGGTGCTGTAATTATTACTCGGAATACTCTATCTCTGGCCGCTCCAAGTCGATGCCATCTTGCTCTTGCTAGATATTGACCTGAAGTACCTAAACTAGCTTGCAGTGAAGCACTCCATGTTTTGCCGCCATCGTTACTAATTTCAAGCGAAACTAGTGGTGGAGTAACTGGGTTATTAGTTGGATTGTTTTGTGCCGGATCAGCAATATCACCCACACCAAATTGCAAGTCCAGTTCGAACATCTTATAAAACATTTTATAAAGTTGTGCGGAGACATGAGGCGACTGCCTCAATCTCATTATTGGTAGGTTGTTGTCCGTATATAAATGAATAGCCGAATCATATACTATACCTAGCTTATAGTCGCCAAGATAATGCTTTCCTTTAAAGAATGCGTGGCATTGTGCTCTATGTCTTTCAAGTTGACTCATAATATTCCTTATGTGCTAGTAACTTGCCAGCCTTTTGCCGTTGCAATTGCTGGGTTATCTGTTGGTGTACCTGGATTGCCTGCGACAGTAACAGTTTGTCCTACTACAACTGGTAAATTCGTATACAATTCATTTAGTGAAGTAGCTGATAATTTGGCATTACTAACATCAAAACTAAATCTGAATCCGCTTGCTTTAAATGTTGATAAGTTTGCACAATTACTAAAAAGTGATAGCATACTCACCGAAGTAGGCGCATTAGTAAAATTCAATGCTGGTATACTTGGCAGCGATGCACACCCACTAAATGTAGCTTGGAAGTTTGTTCCTTTACTAAAATCCATTAATGGAACATATTGCAATAGGTCATTCTGTTCACAGACTGAACTTAGCACAGTTGCATTAGAAGTATTTAAGTTTGGTAGACGTCTAAACTGTCTGCAGAACTGAAACAGCCCATCGAACGTAACACCGCTACCAGTATCCCAATCTGGGATAGTTTTTAAGCTAACACAGGTATCGAACATTTCAACAAACGAAGTTACAAATCTAGTGTTAAATGCTGGTAGAGTTGTCAGTGTCGAACAATTTGCAAACATTCTATTGAATGTTGTAGCAAGACGAACATCCAATAATGGCACTGTCTTTAATGCAAAACAGCCCTCGAACATACTTGTAAAAGTAGTTCCGGATCCGCAATCAAATGCCGGTACAGTTGTCAATGAACGACATTGCCAAAACATGTTGGTGAACGTAACACCTCTTGCTGTATTTAAAAGTGGTACTGTAGTTAGGCTGCCGCATCCAAAAAACATTGCAGTGAAGTCAGTTACCTTAACTGTATTAAACAGGGGAATTGAAGTTAATGATTGACAGTTTTGAAACATGGCATTAACTGATGTGACATTGGCTGTGTTGAACAGCGGAACTGATTGTAATTTATTACAGCCATCGAACATGTTTGTCATTGAAGTACCAGCTGCCGTATTCAGCAGAGGAACACCAGTTAAATTGCGGCAGTTTTGAAACATAGAACCAAATGTAGTACCTGCTGCTGTATTGAATAAATTCACATATTCAAGTGCCACACACCCAGCGAACATACTAGTAAAAGTATTTCCTGAATTGGTGTACACATTAAAAGATTTCAATGCTACTAAGTTGGCACAAAACGATGTGAAAGACGTAATAACATTTCTAGGTGAAGTAATTTGCTCTAACATACCAAGTGGTGCTGGCGGAGATGAGCCTGCAACAACGACACCACCCAATGCATTACCTGCAAAAGCAATATCAAGCCATGGTGTTCTATATGCCGAAAGTCCAGCAGTTGTATTCTTAATAGTCAAGTTGACTATAGTAAGATTACCTGGTGTTTGTGGTGTAATGGTAATAATGGACTGCTTGTAACCTCTAGTGGTCAAAGTGCCATTGAATACTGGATTGTTATAATCAAATAGATGCTGAGCTGTTGCTGCACTTGCAAAGTTTTCAACAACTCCATCCCCCCAGTTTACTGTATATCCGCCAACTGCGGTTGCCGATAGTGCTATGTAATTGGATTGCTCAAATACAGCAAATAAGCCAACAACGATATTATCGCCGTCAACTACCGGAGGCAATGGCAACCAATCAGCGGGTCTTACATAGGGTATTGCCATAGTTTCTCCTTAGGTGCCAACCACGGCCCAGCCTTTACCAGTCGCAATTGCTGGGTTATCTGCTGTAGTTCCTGGGTTAGTTGTAATAGTGATTGTCTGCCCAACTACCACTGGTAAATTTGTATATAATTCATTTAATGCTGCCGCCGATAACTTACAAGCACCAACTGAGAACGAGAACTTAAATCCAGTTGCTTTAATCGATGACAGTGATGGGCAAGTAGAGAACATGCCATTGTAGTTCCCAATTGCAGGACCACCACAATTCAATGCTGGTACTGTTTGCAATGAACTACAACCTGAGAACATCGAATTGAGTGTTGTTGCATTTGTAGTATTCAACAGCGGGATTGTTACTAATGAAGCACATCCTGAAAACATAGAACTAAAATCAGTTACTCCGGCAGTATTCATTGGTGCAATGGATTTCAAATTCGTACAGTTGAGATACATCGAAGCACAAAGTGAATTGCCTGCATGCGCAACTGCTGAGGTTTCGAGTGCAGTACATCCACTGAACATGGTGCTCAAATTACTTGCAATTGGCATACTAAATGCTGGTACGCTTGTTAGTGATACAGCACCTAAGAACATATCAACACACGTGAATGCCTTTCTTAAATCAAATAATGGCACAGTGGTTAATGCAGTAGTTCCGCCAAAGCCATTACTTGCGAACATTCCAGTGAATGTGATTCCGTTACTTGTGTTAAGAAGCGGAACAGAAGTTAAGCTTCTGCAGTTAGCAAACATAGTACTGAAATTAGTACCTGCCACTGTGTTTAGCAATGGGATAGTTGTCAAAGCAGAACACCTATCAAACATACTTGTGAAATTTGTACCTTTGATAGTATTAATTGCCGGAACACTAGTTAGACTGCGATTAGCAAAGAACATACTTGCAAAAGAAAGACCATTGGCTGTGTTATATACCGGCACACTTGTTAATGAAAGGCAGTTGCTGAACATGCCACTGAAATCAGTACCATTGCTAGTATCCAGTGTCGGTGCTGTTTCTAATTGAGTACAAGCACCAAACATGCCATTAAAGTTTGTTCCGTTACTGGTACTGCTCAGTGTTACTGTTTTTAATGCAGTACATCCGCCAAACATCTCTACGAAGTTTGTTCCGCTATTTGTATATAAGTCAACCTCTTCTAATGATAGAAAGTTTCTAAAGAACTGAAAGAAGTTAGTAATTGTATTATTAGGCGAATATACTTTTTCTATTAGTCTCGAATCATCAAACCCGCCATCTGTAGTAATATCAAATGTAATTGAACTGAAAGTAGTACCTGCAAATCCAATTTCAATCCATGGCTTCACAAAATTAACTGTAATTCCGGTTGGGCGAATGCCTAAATTGATTGCAGTGAGTAATCCAGTTTGTGGCTTAATCGATACTTCTGCTGTTTTATAGCCATGGGAAGTTAATCTATCAGTACCTAATGATGGATTTGTAAAGTCAAATTGATGCTGAATAGTTGCACCACTAGCAAAGTTTTCAATTACTCCATCGCCCCAATCAACTGTTAATGCTGATGTGCCTGTAGCAGAAAGTGCAATGTAATTCGACTGTTCGTAAACAGCCAATGTACCAAGAAATTGTTCTGGTCCAAATACAGGTGGAGGCGGAATAGGTTCTTCTACTGGAACAGTATAAGATTGTCTTTCGTGCCATTGATTTTCTGTTAGGTCGTAAACCCATGTGGTGGGTGCACCAGGGACATTCAATACATAAAAATCATGTCCTTCTTCTTGATAGCCATAGGCAACTGATTTTGATAGATCGCCATAACTTTGTAATGCAAGCGAAACTGGTTTGGTTGTTACTTCTTTTGCGCCTTGCCCTTCCATTATATAAACTGAGCCGCCGCCATTTCTAGTGCGGCCAAGCCATAATATTGTGCTTGCTAATTGCACTATCGAATATGGAGATTCACAGCCAGTCGAAATATATTGTCCTTGTATTTGTTCAAATGGAGTTTGAAAGCTACGACCAGTATTTGACCATACCTCAATTGATTGTGTGCCCAATACATACAGCAATTTGTTATCTGAAATTACCGCCACAACTGCATCCGATGTAGATGATTTAGTTGCTAGGTTAAGTTCCGGCCATGTTACTGCATATAAATCACTTGTAAAAAATTCGGGTGTGCCTTTTCTATTACAAATAAAGTAGCCGTCTTGAAAGTCAATAGTATCCGCTGGGTAGAAGTGCTCACTAACAATCTTAGTGATAGTAGTTCCGCCAATAGGAATATAATAACCGGATTGGCCATCTACCGCGACCAGATCAATACCATTATCTGCAACTGAGATATAACCAACAACTGTATCAAGTTGGCCTGTACATTTTTGCCATACCGAACCATTTAAAGTCATCCATACTTGGTTATCAACAAATGCATACATGCAATCAGTTTGAGCTGTTCTCAAATTGCCCGCAGGAACATACAGTTGGCGCATCGGATATGTAGTTTCAAAGTCTTTATTCAGCAATATACCTGGCGTGCCAAGTAGAACTGCTCTATTATTATCTTTAGCAGTACCAGTTTGGTCAGTTTCAATATACATATTGACAGTCCGTTGGTTATTAAACCTATCGGAAACTGTTTGATAGCTGGGCCCTACGAAGCCAGGCAATGGCTGTCTTTGTTCAGCCATTAGAAAAGAAATCCTCCAGCTTTGTACCATTCAAATGGCAAGCCGGTTCCTCTGCGACCATTTAATCCAGAATCGAATTGGTAAGTTGGAGTAATGGCGTTTTGTTGTTTTAGTTTATCAATTGCAGCATTTGCAATTCCGAGTATCTCAGGACTAACTTGTTTACCAAATATAGGACAAATTTCAGCAGCTAATGCATAGGTAAATGCTCGTTGGTAGCCAGGAGGAAAATGTACTGGAGCATCTAAATTATCAAGTTCTAGTAATGGCTGATATGTCCACATTATAATTTCCATGTTTACTTGCGGAACTGGCCAAAATGTTATCTTTCTATTCGGATAATTTCGATCATCATAAAAGTATAATGGCAATGTTGAAGTTGACAACTTAACAATAAACGAAGCCCATTGCTTTGGAGTTAGTTGCATAATAGGGAGATCTTGTTGTTGCTGGCCACCGGGGAATTGGCGTGTTTTCATAGTTGCAATAGACATTGGTCGCTTCATTGACCAATCGGCGCCAAGTGCTTCGCCTAGTTCATAGGATGCTTGTCCTGCTACAATCGGAAAGACAGATTCTTTTAAACTGAATACAAGTAATTCTTCATTGCTCCAGCTGTCTTCTAAATTAGTTAGTGCTATTTTTGCGGCCGACATATCACTAGCAGTCGGAGCTTCTCCGCTCTGGTACACTCCAGAAATTGTTAGTGCATTAGTGATGAGCTCGCGAACTGTTAGAGTGGTCATATGCGGTGTTCCTCTTTGATCTACTATTTATGCACGAAAGTCAAGTCAAAATAATAGGGCAATTACTGCCCTATTATTATTACTCTGCTATAAAGCCTTTCTGTCTTAATGCTGCAATAACTAGATTAAGCGAAGTAATCGCGGAAGCCGCATCGGTTGCATTTGGGATCGCATTCGATTGATTAGTTCCGTCCTTACCGAAAAAGCCTACACGACTATTTGGCGCAATTCCAACTAAGGCTCCAAAATATCCTCCCTCTAGAACTGCTTCAATATCGCGTTGTTGCACATTTGGTGAACCTGCCATATATTACCTCCACTTACGGCGCAATTAGGCCTTTAGCGCGTGCTGCCACTAAAAGCGCATTGACTGCGGCCATTGTAGTTGCTGGATCTGTTGCTGTGGCAATTGCAGCCGCTTGCGCGACCGCCTTGCCATGGAATCCAGCCAAACTAGTTGGGCTAATACCGACTGTTTCGCCGAATGCTCCGCCTTCTAAGACTGCTATAATTGCTGCGCCTTGTGTATTTGGTGTACCTGAAGCCATGATATTTCTCCTTAGTTCGCAATTTTTACAGCTAATTGCGGATATGTAGCCGCAAATCCGTACAACACATCGAACCTGAAGTTGTTAGTGAAGTTTGGCCCATTAAAATACTTAGTTGTACGAATCCAGATGCCTGTTTCTTCATCTTTATCAACATAAGTATCACCTGCTGGTACTGCTGGTTCTGCTAAAGGAGCAGATACAAATGTAAATGCATCTGGTTCGAAAGCCAAGCTGTAAGAAGTAACAGCACCGGTTGCACCAACTACAGTAATTGGAGCTAATGCTGCTGGACTTCCGCTTACATTTTGATATGGACCAGAGGTTACAATTGCAGGACTAATTGCAATAGCTGACAAGCCACCCGCATCTGTTACAGTTTTGGTTGTTACTACGAATTTTTGTAGCAAACCAGGAACAACTGATTTAGTATTTGGGTTAACAGTGAATACGTTAGCAATAGTGAAAGTATCGCCCACGTTCAAGCTTGTAGTAGTTGCAGTCCAACCTTGAGTTAACAAAGTAGAACCTGTTTGGTTAGCAACAGTTACCACTGGAACACCGCCATAAACACCAACTGTATGAGCTGTAACGTTGTTCACTTCATACCAACTCATGTTCAACGCTTGCGAAATCAAACCAGTTTTATACTGTTCAGAAATTGCAGGTTGTGGGTTGAAGAAGTTTACAGTTAAGCCGGAAGCATTTGCAGCCGCAAACGGATCCAATACAATAGTACGATCAGTAGTGTGAGTACCGCCGTTAGAACTAATTACTGCGTTAACTTGGTTGTACAATTTAAAATCAGTAATAGGAACACCAGGTGTACCAAGAGTATTATAAGTTGCATCGGTCATTGCGGCCAATGTGTGTGCTTCAACTTTTTGACGGATGGTATTCATTGCTGGTTTGATGTATCTACGACCGAAGTCATCAATAGACAAATACAGTTCGTTCATATCAAACACGCAGTCAACGCCGAAGTTCTTATCTAAAGCAAGCGGAACATAAGTTTCGACAGTAGTTTCAGGAATTGCAACAACGCCAGTACGACCGGCATATTGAACTGGTTTACGAATGGAAATTATTTCGCCGACTTTCATACCGGTTTTACCGAACTCGCCTTGATATTCGCGATTCAGATGTTTTACAAAGTTTAGATTACCTTTCAGAATGCGCAATGCTTCGTAAGTAACTAAGTGGGTCGTTAATAGACTATTAGTGGCCATGATTTAAATCCTTAGAGTTATGAGTTCCTCTTCCTCCATTCAGCCAATCTCATTTTTTCATACTCTGCAAAAGTAGTAGGAACTATTGGTTTGACAACTGATCCTAAATTACCTTTGGTAGTCTTAATTGGCGGAGGCGGTGCACTCGTTTGTTTGTTTGTTCTAGTAGCAGAGCCATCTTTGGCTGTACCACTTAATCTTGTCTCGATTTTTCCGATCTCAACTAAACGTTGTGGAACTTTTAGTGTATGTAATCGGGCTAATACTTCTTCGTTCTGACTTAGGTAATATGCGATCTCCGGACCAAGTTCTGATTCGTGAATTACGGATGCAGTATCTGGATCTAGTGGTCGACCTTCAAATGCGTCTTGAATTGATTCGGCAAAGTCAGGAACTTGTTTAGCAAATACTTCGGCTCGTGTTTCAAAGGCTTTTGCAACTTGTGATTGCTTAACTTTATTTTCTTGTTGTACAAGACGTGCTTCCAATTTCGCTTCTAGTTTCTGATCTACTTTCCAGTCTGTTAATGCTTCTGTATATGCGTCCATATCATAGCCGTGTTGAGCTAGTGTTGGGCGCTCTGTAGTTGCTTGAACAGGAGTATTGGTTTGTTTTGCAGCTTGTTCGCGTTCAAGTGCAACTTGTTTCCAATAATTTGTTTCGGCTACAGCAGCTTCGCGGTCTCTGGTAAGCTTGTTGAATCTTTTCTTAATGCCTTTCGGTATATGTTCTTCACTACCTTCATCTTCTGTAGTTGCTGAGTCTACAGTGTCTACTTGTTCAGTAGTCTCTACTTCGGTGTCCGAAATAACAGCTTGTTTTTCTTGACTAGATTGAACCTCTAAGTCTTGATTTAAATCTTCCATTAATAACCTCATGGGTGAGTAGGTTGCAAGGTTTTAAGTTCCAGTAAACTTTAAAATGTATTTAGTCCTTAGATCTTGGTTATTGGATAATTGTCTTTTATAAACTTATGAAAGAACTTCCCTTTCGACGATGATTCTCGCCATCGATCAAACACACCTCTAGTAATGTTGTCAACGCGGTACTTACTACCCGGGTATAGATACATTACTAGTGACTTACCTGGTCTATCATAGGTTAGATCACTTATCCATGCAGAGTCTATTTGGTTGCGATTAGTACGAGCAACTCCTTGATTTGGGTTGGTTATATGATCGGGTATCTTACCATATAACTGTGGCCCAAATAATAGCTCTGCAATGGCTGCTGTTTTTCTAGTTGCTGTCATGTGTTATACATCCTCAAAATATGTTTTGATCAACAGCTAAACTTTGTTATATAAAAATAAAAATAATTTATTTTTTCTATTTTTTATTTTTATTTTTATTTTACTTACATCTATATATACTGTTTACAACAACATATTTGTTCTCTATTTTATACATCTATGTTTGCACTAACTCCACTATCAACTCCACTACTAACTCCTGCATCAACAGCAGATTTCTCAATAGAATCAATGTCATCGCTAGTACCTCCACCTACTGTACCACTTACAACCACAGCATGTTTTCTATCTAAGTGACTAGTAGTTCTATCAAAGATCTTGTCCTCAACATCGGATGCAGCCCTAATAGATTGAATACCAAGTTGTTGTTTTTTGAGTTCAAGTTCTTCTTGTTTTAATAGAAATTCGACCTCAGTTTGATGATATTCAAGTTCGATAGTTTGCATTTTTACTTCGTAATCACGTTCAGAATCACGTTCATCTGCTTGTTCTTTTAGTTTAGTAAGTTTCAATTCGTCTTGTGCTTCTTTAAGTTCAGCTTCAGTTTCTTGCAACTTAGCAATAACCTCTTGATGCATTTGTCCAAGTTCTTGCATTGCTTTTTGTTGTTGGCCAATCATAGCACCCATTTCTTCTGGTGATGCTTTAGTTTCGGTAGCAGCTAATACTTCCGGCGGTACTTGTGTTTTCAATCTAGCAGCAATATCTTTAGCACCCGGCCAATCCATACCACCAATCACTAAATCCCCTATAATGGGCATTAGTTCTGGTTGCCCAGCAACTAGTGTCATCATTGCATCCGCTGATTCTTTTCTACGTGTTGCATAGCTAGGACCAGTTTGTACTACAACTTCATATCTACCAGCAGTTAAATCATGTACTTTGCCATCATCTAAGTATTGGTTAATTGCAACCAGTTCTTGTTCGTTGTTAGGTTTAACAATTCTAATAGTTCTAGCTTCATTGTAATATGTAGGAATTAACTGAACTAGAATATTACCTACTTGTCTAACCGATTTAATTAAATTAGTGTAGTAGTGGCTGTTAGATAATTCGCTTTGGCCTTGACGTGCTAAGATTGCCTTACCCGAAACTTCATTAGATTCTGCACCTAATGCTGGATCATAGATGCCAGTAATGGCTTTTAGATCTTCGGATGCAGCTTCTGAGGTTGCCATAATTGCAGCAATATCAGTAGTCAAACTAGTTCGCATAGGCGGCCCTAACAATTGTCCGTTCTCAGTCACTGCGTTATATCTCAGTACAGCGGAATTGCCAATGTTGGCATTAGTCCAGTCGTCTTCAAAGCCTTGAATTTGTCGTGCATCTGCGACCCACGGCGACTTAGGAGCCATTGTAACAACTTCAGCTTGTAAGCTGCGGAAGTAATTCGTCATTCTCTGTGGATCTTTTGCATCGCGTACAATACCCGAAACGTGAAGTTTGCCATCATAGAAGATAGTTTCGCCGTAAACAGGAATAATAGGAATGAACTTACCCGGAAAATCTTCTTTATCGAGTATTTCATATCCGTTGAATCTGCACCACTTAATAGAAGTGACCACAATATTCTTCTGCCCTAGTACTTCAAACAATAGATCATCCGCTGGTTTCTTATCAGTAAAAAGAAATTCGCCAGTACTTTTATTGAGTAACTTGTATTGTTTCTGTTTCTTACAATCTTTGTAGAAGTATTCAACTACTTGTACCGAGTCGTGAGTAATCCAGTCGTGATCAACCAACCCAGTCCACGAATTACGCGCAGCAGCTTGAAATGTAATCTTGCTATCGGGAAATTCATCTTTGTACTCGGAATAAGATAACTTTCTAACAATAAAAGCCCAATCCATATCGCTGCCGTCCGCTTTAGTAGATAGCGGGTCGATTAATACCGACTGCGGATTATAAATTGCTTCAATAACAAGCTTTTGTTCATCTGAAGTTTCTTCATCTTCATATTCAGACCGAACTCGTAAGAAGCCTAGACCAGCTGCTACCGCATAGAATGCAGCTTGACTGTAAGCAGTTTGAGCATCGCTGTTGTATTCGATATCTTTAATTAGGCCAGCAATAACTTCGGCTGTATCGATATCAGCACCTGGGCCCTTTGGGTCAATTTGAATGGCCGGGGTGTTCTTAGCGATGCTGTTCACCACATTAGCCACAATAGGTTTCAATCTATTGACTGTCACAACTGGTCTACCAGTAGACAAGCGCTCATTCATTGAGTTGTCAGGCCATTGATTGCCATTTAAGAATTTTAAATCATCTGTGGCATCTGCATGATATTCAGCAAAATAAGAAAGCGAATCATTGTACCTCTTCTTCGCACAAGCAATAAGATCCTCATCGTCTTGTTCGGCTGTTTGTCCTTTAGTGTCATTATCTTCGTACATAGTTTTCCTTTAGAAGCCAGTAAATCGTTTATTTGGCACCATTGATGTATTCGTTAGTATTGGTTTAGCTTTTGCTATGTCCTTAGTGAAGATAGCGTATCTAAGTGCGTCCATTAAGTGGTCATCTTTCTTAATAATCTTGCCTTTCTCATCTCTGGAATATTTAGTGAATTCCTTAAGAGTGTGCTGTAGGGTTGAGAATATCTTAAGCTTGCCGCCATATAGAAGTTCCCACACCGAATATAAACCGGCTTCTACTGCGTTATTAGCAATCTTAAGTCCTTTCAATCTTGCTTTGTATAGTTCATATAACTGTGTACCATCGTCTTGCGTCCGCCCGCGACTTGCCGGATCAATACAACCAGGGATCCAATCTCCACGCGAATTAATAGCTTCTGCGTGAATAACTGGTTCTGCTTCTCCCCTGTAGTGTTCCGAGAAAGCATAATGGGTATTAGTGTCAGGATCTATAGCGATCCAAATAGCGGCAGTTCTATTCCAACCCACATCCAGACCATAACATTTTTTATAATGCGCGGGTATTTCAAATGGAGTAACTGTAATATCATCCACATCAATTGGGTAAACTGCACCTGTTCCGACTTGAGGTATCCCTTTCGTACGAATTGCACGTTGATGTGGCGGAATACTTCTAAAATAAGCCTCTCTTGTCTCTTGATCTAGGTGCGGAGCATCATCCCATGTTGCTGAAATAACAACCTTATCTGGGTCATAGTGCTCTCCTCTATCATTACATTCAATAAATGCAGTAACGACATCGGACATACCTTTTAAAGGTGTGAATGTGAGATAGATGATACCCTTAGTAGTAACTGTACGCATAAAGCATTCGGTATAGATATCTTCGGGGCATTCTTCGTCTAGCCATATTACGTGGCCTTCCCATCCTTCGAACGCTTTACGACCTTGTTCATATGACTTAAATTGCAAAGTAGATATGCCGCCACTGATATGTTTAACATTCACCGTATCATAAGTTTCGGCAGTGCCTTGTGTCTTATATGGCTTACCAGAGATAGTTTCTCTTGGAATAAACCCAGTTCCGATATCGGATGGATCGCCCAATAATTTAAGTTGAATAGTATCCCTAACTGATTTGGAGTTAACTCCACAAGCCCACGACTTAATCGGCTTATCGAATCTCTTACCTTCCCACCATTCCGGGTATAATCCAGTTAAGTGGCACACTAATTCATAGGCGCCGCTTTCAGATTTACCTATTCGGTTTGCAGCCATAAAGCAGCGTTGACGGTGAGTAGTACCAGCTTTAAAGAAATCCATATGCTTCGCATATTCGGTTCTATTCTCTTTCCAGTGGGTAAAGAAGTGCCTACCACTTTCGCGATATCGCTGTTCCTTTAAAGCTTCATAGAGCTGTACTTTCTCATCAAAATCAAGCAATGAGAGATGATAGTCTAAATCGGCCTCACTTATTGTCGATAAATCCATTTTCCACTGAGTTCTCTTGGTCTTTTAGATCTAATGCGTAGTCAATTACTGCTTGTTCCATATGTTTCGGAGTCGAAACAGGTAGCAAGCTTTTAATTTGCTTGGTAATATCTTCATCACTGAGTTGACTTGTAGTCACAACAACCTCTTTAGCTGGCTCTTGTTGGCCTACTAGAACTTTACCTAGCCACATAAGCATCTTTGTGTCCTTAGTTTCGATAGCAACTTGCCATTGAACTTTGCGTAGTTTATAAGCTAGTTCTGCGTACCACATTTCCATTTGTTTTTGAAAATAGGTGTTCTTGGTCAAAGTATCATAGTGTATTCCGAGAGCGGCTGCTATTTCCTTTCTTGTACAACCAACTAAGCACATTTCTCGAATGAGCTTCTCGTTGTAATTCTTTGGATTATAATCTGGCATAATATTCCTTTTGTGTTATTTATTACTTTCTGTTAGCTTCCAGTGACTGACCAGCCTTTTGCAGTGGCTATTGAAGGGTCATCGCCCGCTATTCCTACGTTACCAGATACTGTAATTGTTTGACCAGTAACAGTTGGTAAACTTGTATAAATTTGATTAAGTGCTGCGGCTGATAATTTACAGTTCACTAACGAGAATGTGAACTTAGGTCCATTACCCGGCGACCAGTTAATTTTAGAAAGTGACGGGCAATTTGTAAACGTAGCCGAATAAGACGCATTGGTTGTAATTGCTGCTCTATTAAAATTAATGTCTGGTATTTGTTGTAGTGATGTACAGTTGGCAAACATTGCGTTAAATCCGTTAGTACCGTTGGCAGCTGATGAATCAAACGCCGGGATAGCGCCAATATTAGTACACGCGTTAAACATGCCATTAAAAGTTGTGACTTTTACTGTGTTAAAAAGTGGGACAGTTTGCAATGAAGTACACGAAGCGAACATATTTGATAAACTGTTCACATTTTGTGTATCCAAGAGTGGGACAGTTTGTAATGATTGGCAGTTTTGAAATAAGCTATTCATGTTGGTAACTTTTGTTGTGTTAAAAAGAGGAATAGTTTCTATTGAGTTACAACCATAAAATGTACCTAGCCCAATACTACCTCCGCCCATTAATGTTACATTCTGTGTATTAAAAAAGGGAATAGTTTCAAGAGAGGAACAATTAGTAAACATGCCCGACATGTTGGTTACCGCGCTTGTATTAAACAAGGGTACACTTTTGAGTTTTGTACAACCCGAAAACATTGATCCTATATTGTTGACTTTTATAGTGTTGAAAAAAGGGACTGTTGTCAATGAATTACAACCTGTAAATAATCCATTCATTGAAGTAACATTTCGGGTATCGAATAGCGGTACAGTTTTAAGATTTACGCAATTTGTAAACATACTTGTCATAGCACCGACATTCTGTGTGTCAAATAGTGGTACTGATTGCAGAGAACTACATCCAGTAAACATGTCTTGCATATTTGTAACTAAGCTTGTGTCGAATAGCGGAACTGATTGCAACGATGTGCAGTTTTGAAACAAACTGTTTAATGAAGTATCATTATGACGTAGTATCGTGCATTTTTCCATTAACCTACATAGTGGCAAAGTAGTGGAAGAACTTCCTATAATTAAATTAGTAACTCCGGCACTAATTGTTACATCTAATATAGGTTGCGAATATACTTGTAAATTGGCAGTAGTATTCTTAATATTTAGGTTGATAGTAGTTAATGGTGAAGTTCCATTAGTTGCAGTTACTTTAACCATTGCTTGTTTATATGGTAAAATTGTGCCAGTACCATTTGTTGTTAGTGGTAATATACTTCCACCTAATGTTAAACTTAATTGAAAAGTGTTAGGAGTGGCATTCACAACATAATAAGTTTGTAATTGAATAATTCCAGTCGTAGTTACAATTTCAGCAAATGAAATCTTCAAGCCATCTGTGTAACCATGTGCAGTACGATTTACTAAATTTGTTCCAGTTGTAAATGTTACTGCCCCGTCAGTACCTGTTAATCCGGGTACATTGTAATCATAGAGATATTGTGCTGCGACGTTTGTTGCCACATTTACTGGTGCTGTTCCATCACCCCAATCAACAGTATATCCTCCAACACAAGCAAAAGTCATTGCAATATAATTGGATTCTGGATAAACAGCTACAAGCATATCAACTTGTTCTTGCGCTGAGGTAGTTGCAGGCATAGGTAGCCACGTTGGATTTCTAACCCACGGAATAATAGGAGGAATAGGATCTCCACCACCAATCTCGACCACTGCACCACCTGAAGTTTTAGTGTACAGTTTGCCAGCAGTAGTATCAATGGCCAATTCGCCCTGTGCTAATGCACCAGTGGGCGGAATGCCAGTTCCATTCTTTAGAATAATAGTATTTGTCATATTGTAATTATTGCTCCAGCAATAGTCTTAAAGAATAGTTTTCCATCAGCTGAATTAAGTGCAATTTCACCTAGTTGTAATTGACTTGGCAGTGGTACTTTGCCTGGCACATCACTGAATTTAAATATAATCACGTTCATTAATAAGTTCCACCGAATATGGTTGAGTTAGCATCTAGCACTGTAATTCCTGCTTGTGTCATTGCTGTAGTTGAAGCAACACCTGTTGGAGTAATATTACCAAGATCAAGTGTGAAACTACCTGAGGTTGTGATTGGGCCTCCAGTAACTACAATTCCGTCATTGCCGACAATGTTTACGGATGTAACTGTACCAGAACCACCACCGCCACCTGTTGGTGTTGTCCATATTGGCTGTGCACCCGGTCCCTGTGAAGTGATTACTTGGCCTGCTATACCTGCATCATTGTTGAATAGGAAAGTACCTGTTTCATCTACGCGGAAATCTGCACCAAAAATACTATTATAGAGTTGGAAGTTATTACTAAGGAAAATTATCTCTCCATTACCAGCATTAATCGTAAGTGCCGCACCTACAGTTTGGTCGCCAACAGTAACTTGCCCTGCTTGTACTTTAAAAATTTCATTTGTCAATCCCCTTGTATAAACACCAAATGCTGGTACGCTAGCATCGGGCGAAGCCTCAATACCAACAGCAGAAAGATATGGTAGGCCGGATGAATCTACCATATCCCTAAAAAGGAATCCAGGTGTTGCTGGAGTACTATACCTATCAGCAGATATTTCCCATATTTGTGTGCTGTTCACTGTCAGTGTATTAGGTTCAAAAGCACTTGTTAGTGAGCTTAATGGAACATGCAAGCCAATAGCTGATGGGTAAACATTGAAACTTAATACAGTTGGCTCTGCGGCATTTGGGTTTACATACGTGCTAAAAAATTCAGTTGCAGAACTGGCTCTCGCCCATAAGTTAACGGTAGTAAACGGAACTATAGGCTGATCGTAAATTATATTTCCAGTATATCTTTCACGAATGTATTGTGACTTTCTAAATGTTTGAAAGTATGTAGTTGGTTCTTCAGAATCAAAACCAATACCAATATCTATTGACCCAAACCCACTGCCACCTTCACTGATGCTTACTTGGAAATTAAACGCACCTGTATTTGCCGGGATATCATCGAAAAAACTAAAGTCAATAGATAAACCGGGTGCGATTGCAACCCATGGACTTGGAACTGGATCACCTTGATTATAAATTCCGAAAATAGTATTTGTGTCGCTATAAGAAACACTATACACTGGTGCTGGTGGTGGATTAGCACCAAGAATAGCGTTACCTTTAGTATCAAATCCAGTTACCACTAACTGTGAGCCAACCAATACAGTTGATATATTTGCTGCAAGTAATTCTGCATCTAGGACAATAGAACTACCTTCAACATGCACACCAGTAGATAATTCATTTGTTAATACATTTCTACCACTAATTTGAAACGCTTGTGGTGTTATTTGATAATCAGTATTTGTTAAGCGTATTTGTCCACTTATTTCAGGATCATAATCTGGAATACCATTTGGTGTAAACTGCAAAGGCCCCCACATGGTATCCCCGCCTCTGTACACTCTATCAGTTACATCTCCACCACCTGATCCATTAGCAGCTAATGTGATTCTACCAAAAGCATCTACAGTGATATTTGCAGAAGTATAACTTCCAGCAGTAACACCAGTAGCAGGTAATTCGGCAGTAAGTGTTCCATTTGAAACAATAGGGCCGCCACCAACTGTAATTGTTGCATTAGGTGAACTAATATCTACAGAAGTAACTGTGCCACCCGATCCACCACCTGAACCAAGTACGGTCACTTTTAGTAAGCTAGGTCGTTCTGAGTTCCTAGCGATAGCTTGGAAGCCATTTTGCCCAAGTCTACCACGTGCATAAAGTTGAAACGTAGTGCCATTAGCAATAAAAGTAGAATTAGTTGAAGTATTTGCGTAAAGTTGTTTTACTCCATTGCTGATAGAATATGCAATAGCATTAATTACTAGTGGATCAACTCCATCTAATGAAACACCAATCTCAAATTCACCTGGCTTACTACCTGGGTTCTCAACTAATAATTCAAACGTGATACTTCCTGTATTAGCTTCTATGTCTTGTGTAATAGTGCCAATGTCAGTAACTTGTACCCATGGTCCTGGTAATGCACCACCTAGGTAAATGTCAACATCGGTAGTGCCATTAACGGATTCTACATAATCTGGCACTGGAGGTGGTTCAACACCTAGAATTGCATTGCCGCGTTCTGTTAATCCAGCAACAATTACCCTAGAACCTGGTTGTGCAGAGTTAAGTTTAAGTGAAATATCAGTTGATTCAATAGCAACATAGGAGCCGCCAATGCGCACACCTGTATCTGGTATTGAAGTATCGAAATCTGTATCCCAAACACCGCCAAATAATTGTAGTTCTGGGCTGGTTGTTACATCTGGCTTGGCAAGTAAGATTGATGTGTTGTTGTCAATGTTGCCAGTAATAGCAAAATGTAGTGTACCAGTCATTGTATCGCCAGCAACATCTACGAACTTATCTACTAAATCAAGCTGATCATTAATGTCACCCTGGATAGTTCCCCACTCAGCAAAGCCAGTTTCAGCAAATGTGATGCGACCATATTGATCAACAGTCACATTGGCTGTCGTGTAAGTATCAGGAGTAACACCAGTTGGTATTAAGTCAACGTTAATTGTTCCTGAAGTTGTGATTGGTCCGCCTACAGTACTGATTGTGGCGGTGGGCGAAGCTAAGTTAACAGATGTAACAGTACCAGCAGCACCAACTGAACTACCTCCACCTAACCCACCTGCTTGTCTAAATACTGCATCGCCAATATTATTCAAGTTAGCAGCGCCATTTCTAACAGCGAAACGTGCTATTTCAACAACTAAGTCTAGTCCTGGAAATATGTTTGTAAATGGCGCAGTTGACATTCCTTGAGCTGCATCACCTAAGTTGGCATAAGGAGCTTGTCCAACTTGTAAAACAATATTACCAGTTGAAGTAATAATAAATCGTTGCACCGATGCAGTATTTGGCCCACCAGTAGAAACCATAGCTGCACCATTCCAATACTGAGTAGTTTGGACTGCTGTTCCAGGTGCAGGAAATGCTACCAATGCGGCTGTTCCAGGATTTAACGTGATGAAACTAGTTGGATTTGCTCCAGCAACAGGTTTTTCATGTGGAGTAGCTGTATGCCACGCAATATTCTCGCCTTTAATAAAGCCAGGTAGGTTCTGCACAGTCAATCCCGCATTGGGAACTATGCTTACATTCGACTCGAACACATTGAATGTCTTCGCAAAACCATTGTTGCCAGCCATATCCGGGTAAGTTTGCACATTACGTGGACCTGCTGCGCCATTAGTGAATGAGTTTACACCAGCAACTCTCTTAATGAATGCAACACCAAGCATAATAAAGTTAGGGTCGAGTGCTGTTGAATTATTTGTGAAACTTACTACGCCACTGCTATTATACGAAACATACTTTATGTATAGGCCGTCTGCTGGGAGACTTACGGTAGACAGTGGTATATCTAGCTGTAGAAACGATTTTATAGCTCCTCTAAATCCTGAAGCATCTATTGAGTTGTAAAATAATCCTTGTTGAAGTGGTAGTATGCGTAGAGTAGTATCATTCAATGCTACTAATGCAACAGTATCATCGTAAGAAACTACACCAGTGAAGCCGAAAGCAATGGCAATAGTGTCAATTATATCGGATAAGTCAAGTTGATCTTCTAGGTCACCAGTAATGTTGCCCCATGACACTTCGGTAGCTACTTCACTTGCTGCTGTTGTTAAGCCTTTCTCATTAACAGTTATGATTGGAGTAAAGCCAGGTCCACCCCAAGTACCGGGATCAAAGTTGACTGTGTTTAGAGTAAGTGGCAATGTAGCATCAGGTGCGCCACTAGTTGTACCAGTACCATCCCCGCTTAATGTAACAGAGGCTAATCTATCAACCCAGCCAAGTACACCAAGACCATTAGTCCCAAGTGTTTGATGTATAATGCCAGCATTGGGCGGATAAGTCCAGCTTAGTGTAGATACTTGATCTGCGGAAGTTTTAAAGTCATGTAGGGCACCGCCACTGTTAAGTGTCATCTGTGGCCCATTCACATACAAATATTCAGTTTTAAGTGGCCAATAGTTATTTGCAGGATCTTTAACAGCCAGCACACCCGGTTCATTAACTAGAACAGTTATATCCGCGCCACTAAATCCAATGCTTAGCTGTGGATTATACGTTCCTGTTAGGTTAAGCCACTTTTCCATGTGTTATTCCTTAATTAGATGTCTATCTCTGGTACTCGTTTTGCCGATATTGTTATTCTACTTGTTCCAAGTCCAGTGAGGCCAGCTGTAGTTATGTAGACTTTAGCTGTATAGGAAGTGACTGCAATGTTAGAAATGAACAGTTCATAATTACCAATCACAGTAGGGTCGATATAGACTGCGGGCATAAGGAGTTCATTGTCTAAATCATTGCCTACAGAAATTGTTGTACTGGGTTCGAATGGCTCATGAATTAGTACTTCAACACGTTCCACTATATACTTACTTTCAATAGCAGCGATAGTCTTAGTTGTATCAGTGTAATTAAAGATTGCTTCGCTGCCAGTACTAGCTGGTGCCCATGCAACTTTAAGCGGATCATCCTCTACTACTGTTAACACATCGCCTGGATTACCATATGGTAAATTAGTAACAGTACCATACCCGGTACCAACGATCAAATCACCAATATCAGTAACTGGCCATGCAAATGTGCCGGACTCGATAGCAGTAATGCGGCCTTTTGCATCAACAGTAACAGTTGCGGAAGTGTAGGTGCCAGGTACCACTCCTGTTTCGGATAGCACTGTTATTTGTGAGAATGCTGGTTTGGTTACATCGCCCAGTAATGCTGGAGACTGTAATTGCCATTCGCCTGCAGCATTAACAGTGTAAACACCACCAGTATCCAATGAGAAGAACAAGTATTGTTTCTCTGCTTCTGGTTGATTTTGTAGTAGATCTTGAAAGATAGTAGTTGGATTGCCAGTAATAGGTAGTGAGCCATCCACTACTCCGGTTACACCATCAGGAAATGTGGCTGTGTTTAATTGACTAAACCATTGCTGCCATGGCACAGACACATACCCTTTCACATCGGATATAGGCGCAAAAGTTGGGGTAGGTCCGCGCACTGACATGGCTTATTTTCCTTTTTTAGGCTTAGTTTCTACTTTTTCCGCTTTCTCTGTTACCACTTTCGCTTCATATGGCTTGTCAACTAGTTTCAATGGCACTAGTGGAGCCTCTTTGTTGCACCACACATCTTCTAAGTCAACACAGTAAGCCACTTCGGTTCCGTTCACTACAACTATCGAAATGACCTCAAAGTCTTTCTCTAGTAATAGTTTATCAAGCTTGGCACATAGATCGACATCCTCCATCATACCAGACTTCACTTTAAAAAATCTACTCATACAACAATCCTATGTTTTTTAAGTTTCTTCGCAATGCGTTTTTGGTGGAACTTTCTATGTGCAAATTCCTGTAATGTTTCACCTTCGTGCCGCTGTGGGTACATTATGTGTCCCAGTGCGTCTTGTTGCTCTTTATTCATATGCTATCTCTAGACTTTAAATGTCGTTTAGTGTTAAAATTTCGCTTAATTTAGGCTATATTTAATACCTATGCGGGTAAACGAATATCAATGTAGCGACCCCTCATTATTTGCATCTAAAGCTTCTAAAATATCATTTTCGATGTCGCTTTCTATGCAGTCACATTCACAGTCTAGACAATCGACTACTTCCGCTTCTTCCGCTTCCTCAATGGCATCACGTTCTCTCTTAAGAATGTCACGTTCCATTTCCGATAGATTGTCTTCGCGGTGTAGATAATCAGATTCCATTGCAGTGACTGGGATAGCAATAGATAAGTTCTTATCGCGGTCTACCACTAAGAACAGTGCTTCGCCTACCAAGTAATGTATCTTAGTTGGGTCAAATGAGAATGCTGATCCTGCTAAGAGCGGAATTGATATCTCCTGTTCTTGATCCACTTCAATAACCTCTTTCTTCGCTCTATCAATTTGTTGCTCCTTGATCATACAGTAAAACTTACAGTCTTCCGATGCGGAAATCACAAATACATCGCGGTGAACGTTAGTTTGTTTCACTAATGGGAACACTGTGTTGTCTGCGTTAAACGTGAATACCTGGAAAATATTCTCAGGTTGAGCAAACTGTGGAGACATTGGAATAATCCACTTATAATTGTTCGCTTTCGTTGCCACTTTCTCCGTATCTTCGCGAAGTAACCAATTAGGCTTGCCTTGTTGATAATGCGGTTTCGCTATCCATTCTGTTGTGGTTGGTAACATATCTACTCCATTGAAGTTCTCTTTATTCACTTATTTATCCGCAACCGCTTTCGTGATTTCCCCATAAATAGCTAAAAGTTAGTGGTCACTAACATATTTGGAGAACAATAATCAATCATGATCAATTTCAAAGCCATACAAAGATATAGAGTTCATTACTCCGATGCTCAACTTCAAGAGCTAGAAAACAAGTTGGGTAAGGCGCTAGAAGAAATACTTGAGGATTACATCAATAGGACATTAACAGAAGAGTTGTCATTAGACAAATATACATTGGTGTGGCCCAATGTAGTCTTGTTGCGTGATGTCCTTATCACCGAAATAGAGTCATCATTAGAGATGAGTCTAGTTCTAGGTCGTACTCCAAGTAGAGCATTTGTTATAGCTGGTAATCACTTACACAAATGTTACGGGCAATATAAGAAATAGAAATTTAACCATAAAAATATGGAAGAATGGTTTTGCTGGAAAATATGCTCTCCTTCCGGAGAGCCAGTGTTTTCACGTTCTCCGCACCAACTTATAAAACCTCCTTGACCACTTTTTTTTTTTTGAAATAGTGAACCAGTGAAAGATTATTTTTTTTTCGTGTGCGCGTAGTAATATAGCTTTTTTAAAATCAACGTGAAAAAGAGTCATTATTTCGTCCTAATTCCACGCAACCCTACCATAATCATCTAAGTATTCGTGATCTGTACTCGGATAT